TTATTGCTTGCACGCCTCTTCACAAAAAGAAGCTATGAACTTTTTAATTTCCGCTGTCGGCGTAGTATTCCGTTCCTTGCAAGCCTTTTTGAATTCCTCCAGCATTTCCGGTCGTAGGTCGAGCGGGAAGCGTACGTATTTTTCCCGTATGTGTTTCTGCTGTGCTGAATAGCCCTTGTTCATATCTTTTCGCCTCCGTTTTTCTTTATTATATCATATACGTACGTATATGTCAATAGGTTAAACAAAAAAAGAAGGCGGCGGGAAGCTCCCGTCGCCGTTATTCGTCTATGCCTAAAAGCCAATTTACAGAAACGCCCAGCACCTTTGCAAAGATCATCAATTCAAAATCCGATACAAAGCGCGTTCCGATCTCAATTCGGCTTATGCTGTCCCGCTCCATTATCACGCCTTCGATCTGAATTTTCGCGGCTAAATCCTCTTGCCGTAGTCGGCGGACGACGCGCGCTTCACGTAGTCTGTCGCCGCAAATATTCTTCTTGCCGTGATAATCGTATATCTTCATCTTGAACGCTTCGCCCCCTCTCATTTGTGAACTAAATTCTAATTTTTCCGGAATGGTGTGGTAATATTCCGCTTTATTCTTGATTTTACCGCAAAAATAGTGTATAATTGTGTTAAAGGTCAGAATGGGCGAATTCTACCCGAAAAGTTTACAAATAAGAAAAGAGGTATTCAAAGATGAAAAAGCCTGTTGTTATATGGATCATTGCCGCCCTGTTTCTTGTATGTTCGTTCCCGCTCTTCGCCGAAGGTAATATCGGCGCTGGCGTATGCGGGATCGTGATAGCCGCCGCGCTTGCCGCCTTCGGATATGTGAAGATGCAGAAGGGACAAGCCGCCGCGGAGGAAGCGAAACAAGCCGAAGCCGCCACGCTGGAGGCGGAGGAAAGAAAAAGCGATTATGATACCCGCCACGGCTTGATCGAAGTATCCGTCGCGGGCGTAACGTTTGAGAACGACGACGGGACGGAACGCCAGCGCATTCTTGCGAAGCTCTATAAAGAAAACGAAGGCGGCGGCGTTGAAGGCGTGCTGGAGAAGTACGAATACAAGGGCAAGCCCGCTATTCGTGTTATCGTTGAAGGAAAATGCGTCGGCGTTATCCGCAATACCGATCTTCCCGAATTGCTCCCCGTTGTCGATCGCGTCGAATTCGTCGCCGTGTACGTCGATCGCTTCAAGGACGACGGCGAAACAATATACCGCGCTGATCTCCGTATCGAATACGCGAAATAATGCCAACAAAAAAATCCCCGTGAAGGCGTGCAAAGCCTCCACGGGGATTTTCTTATATACGGCGGAATTACCCGCCGCCGATAAGCCGCGCCGCGGAAAGGGGAACGCGGGCGGCGTAGTCGGTGTTATTCGTTCTCTTCCTGCTTGTCCTCTACAAGTACGCCTTCGATGTATTCCGGAAGATTGAATACGGCGGCTTCGATCATTGCGTCGATTTCGTCCCATTCGAGATTAAAGCCTTTACTTTTGAGAAATTCCAGCACGTAGGCTTTCTTCTCTGCGCCTCTGCCGCTTCCTACGTAAATCTGTTCGGCGGCTTCGACGGCAACCGTTACCCACATTTTGATTTTTTCAAGCTGTGCCGCGTCGGTCTTGCTTTTCAGCCACGGGATCACGAACACGGTAATAATTGCGCCGATCAGCGCAAGGACGGCTTCAACAATGGAAGTAATATCAATAGTCATTTTCTGTTACCTCGCTTTCGCTTGTTTCGATGTTTTCTTTTTTCTTGACACGCGCGACGACAACTTCGGCAATTCGTTTCAGCATCATAACGCCGCATTCGATAACGACAGCGTTAAAGTAATTATCGATCAGCGTTGTTTGCTCCACTCCCGTAATGAGGAAGGAAACATATTGCGCCGTTATAAAGATCGCCGTAGTGATCCCGATAATCGTTACCGCTTTCGTTGCGAAGCGTTCGTCGGCTTTGAAGAAGGAAGCCCGCTTCTTTACGCGCTTCCCGCTCCGGCTTTTGATTTTCATATATCCCCCTTTCAACGCACGCATAACGCACGCGTGCGATTTTTAACGCATTCCACGTGTTACGCCAGCGTTAGATCGGACATTTTCACCGCGGCAATTACAACGCCGTTATAGGTGATAACGACGCGATCGCCGTTGATCTGCTTTACGATGTGGTCGCGCTTATAGACGAAGGAAGCAAGGTTTCCGCCTGTATAGGTTTTCGCCCCGCTCTTCACGCGTACAGAACTTCCCACTTTGATTTCCTCCGCCGCTCCCGCTCCGGAAGCGGTAGTGATAAACGCGTCGGAATATCCCGCCTTTTTCAGCTTCGCCAGCATATTGTCGGCGTTCGCCTTGACGCTGTACGCGCCCACCTGTACTTTGTAATACCCGCCGACGTTCACGACGTAGGTATCGAAGCCCGCGGCGGTCAACTTCTTTTTCAGCGCATCGGCGTTCGCTTTCTGTTTGAACGCGCCCGTCTGCACTTTGTAAAGCGTCTTTGCTTCGGTCGCGGGCTTTTCTGCCTCCGGCTCTTCGGCAACGCCCAGCCGCTTGTTTACCTCCGCCGCGATTTCGCCGTGAAGGTTATACAGATAATCGCCCGGGCAAGATTTATTCGCGTAATCTCTGTGAACGGTCATATTACAACCGTTTTTGTGGTTCACGCGGTCGCTTTTGTTCGTAGACCATACAAGCCGCTTGATCCCGTTCCGCTTGCAAATATCCGTAACAAGGTTGAGAAGCGCGGCGTACGCTTTATCGGTAACGGCGTACGGGTGCGTGGTGTCGCTTGCAACCTCGATCGTGATTGCTCTGTGATCGTTTGCGGCGTTTGAGGTACACCACGAACGATCCTTTTCTTCGACGTACATTCCGATACGTCCGTCGTAGCCGATACCGTAATTTGAACTTGCCTGTCGCGAAGTAGGCTTGAAGATTTCGCCGATCCGCTCCGCCGAACATTGCCCGACGACACAATGAATTGTGATCGTATCGATCGCGTGATTGCGTGGGCTGTTCTTGTTCGGGGAAATGATCGTGCAATCAATTAAACTGCTGTTACTCATTTTGAAAGCCTCCCTTGATAAAAAAGAACGCCGCTATTCGCGGCGCTCCAGCTCTTCGATATGATCGATCCTTTTGTGCGCCTGTTTAGCGCTTGCCTCTACCGCCGTCAGACGGGTAACGAATTCGGTATTCGTCTTTCGCTGTTCCTTTTGCTCCGCCTTGATTTCGTCGGTATTCGCCTTAATATACCCGATTTCCGTTAATACGGTCGCGTCGTGCTTTACGTCGGTTTCCTTGTCTTTGTCCCTGTTGCGGACGAATGCGACGTACCCGAACACAATAGCGCAAAGCGTACTAATAACGGAAAGCGCGGTCAAAATTCCTTCGGTCATATTATGAACCCTCGCTTTCTACTTTTTCCCATTGCCACATACCAGCGGTATCGGGCGGATATACGCAATTCGGCATATCGGAGGTAGCAAGGTAAACTTCGCCTTTATAGCTATAATATTTACCCGCTTCAACGTTGACGACAATTCCCGCGCCTTCCGGATACGGGATCGGATCGTCGATTGTGCCGCTTGCGCTGATCTCAATATGGCGATAATACGCGAAGGTCGTTTCAACCGGATACGCCGCAACGTTTGAAGTGTGCGGCGCGATAACCTCGTAATAATAATCGCCGTATTTGAAGATTTCGCCGATCGTGTTATAGGCGTGTTTGTCTTTGAATTCGTCGTATTCGATGATCTCCGCGGATTGAAGGATCATTTCATCTGTAACGATGTTCGTTCCCGCGGCGCGATCCTGTACGATCTGCGTTTTGAATGTGAGGGAAAGCAAAGCGGCGTTGTTTGCCTCCGCCGCTTTTACTGCTTCAACGTCTTTTTTAAGCGCGGCGTTACCGCCAGCGTTTTTGTTGTGTGCTACGCTCATTCAAAATTCCCTCCGATCCCCGATACCCAGCACGCGGTCAGCGCGTCGCCGCGCTCGACGGTTACGCGGACATTTAATCCGAACTGCGTAGCCGTGTTCGTTTTGTTCTCGAATACGTGCGCGTGTCCTGCGACAACCGCGTTCGTGCAATCCTCCCAAACGGGCGTTACATCGTACGGATTGTTACAGGCTTCAACCTTGAAAGAACCACCCGCGGGAATATCTCTGTTTACATTGATATTGCACCTTGTCGGCTGGCTCTCCGCCTCCAGCGGCTCTGCAAGGGTAATCACAAAGCCGGAAATCGCCTTCGTGAATGTCAGCGTACGAACGGCGCTGTTTCCGGCGCTGTCTGTCGCCTTGATCGTGATAGTGTGTGCCGCGTTGGAAAGGGCGGTAAAGGTATTTCCGCCTACGGTAAGCGTAAGCGTTGCGCCCAGCGTTACGCTGTTCAACGTTTCGACGGTCGCGCCGTCGATCGCAATAACAACGCCTACTACGTCGTTATCCGGATCGGTAACGCTGTATTCGTAGGTGAATTCCTCGCGCTTCACTCCAAGATCGGCATTTGCTCCGCTGATAACGGGCGGCTGATTGTGAATTACCGCAATTTCACCGCTGGTAACGTATGCAGAGTAATTTCCGGCGCTGTCCTTTGCGCGTACGCGATATTGAAGCGTATTCCAGCTTGTAGATACCGCTTCCGTGAAGGTTCTTGCGGCGGAAGTCTGAACCACCGTCCAAGCGCCGCCGTTATATGTGCGCTCGAAAACGTAGGTCAGCGCGTCGCCGTCCGGATCGGTCGCCGCCGCGCACGAAATATTGATATTCTGTCCGCTGTATGCCTGTTCCGGCGTAGTGATACCGGAAGGCGCGGAGGGCGCGGCATTGTAGATAATTTCGTAATTTCCATCTGCGTTTGTGGTATCAGATACCAAGATTGAAGATGAAAGATTACAAAGCGGGCGAACGCCGCGGCCCCCGTGGTACGCGCTGCCGTAGTGCAGCGCGCCATCGGGAGTGGCGTAGCGGACGTTGCCGGCGCTCGACGAATTAGGCGTGCGAAGCCACCAATACCAGCCCTTTGAGGTAGCGAAATTCGTATTCGTGTATTCCGAATTGCTCACGCATTCATCGGAGGGATACGCGACGCGGGAAGCGTCGTTCGAGAACAGGGCAAGAAGCGAACCTTCGGCGATACTGTTTTCGTTTGCAAGTCCCACTTCGGTGGTGGACGCAAGGAACATTTTTGACGTAACGGTTTCATAGCTTCCGCCGTCCGTTACGGTGTTTTTTGCTACGGTCTGCGTAGTGTCGAGAAGCTCCGCGACAAACTGCGGATCAAGCATAGCAAGAAAGCCCGCCCACGATGTGTACGGGTGATATGAAACGTGTGTCGTCTTTGTAGTCGGCGCTTGATCGGCGCTGTGCTTTGCGCTGTACCAGCTTCCCGCCGCGGCATTGCTGTTCAGCCATTGAAGAAGGTTCGCGTAAGAATATCGGTTATTACCGTAATTCTGTCGGTCGCTGTTGCTGTTGTTAGGCTCTTTCGCGTCAAACGCCATAAGCTGAATAATCTTTTCGGTTATCAGCGTTACAGAATTCGACGGATAGCCGCTGTGGTTCTTGTCGGCAATTTTGAAAACAAGTTTACTTCCGAAGCGCGATTGATACGCCGATAGAACCGGAACTTCGATCTTATCGCCCACCGAAAGTGTGCTTAATGCTTTTGACATTGTGCCGCCTCCTTTTGTTTGAATAGATTTGTGTAGTAGTGATCCGTTCGCCGGATCAAGTGATAACAATTACCCTTTGCGGCGTGCCCTCTCCAGCTTTGATAGGATTGTTCGACGGTCGCCGTTGTGATCTTGCCCCGCTCAACAAGTCCGCGCATTTTCTTTAATTTGCGCTTCATATTGTTTTTACTGCGGCGGCGAACCTTCCGGATAACCGCGCCCGTTTCCGTCAAGTAGGTATGAAAGCCCAAGAAATCAATACCGTTACGCAATGGGTAAATGTTTGTTTTTGCGTTCAGCGACAACCCTAAATCGCCGACGCGCGCTTCGATTTCCTCGCGGCAATGCCGCAAGTATTCTTTATCTTCGTGTATCAAAAAGAAGTCGTCCATATATCTTCCGTAGTATTTTATTCCTAACTTCTCTTTAACGAAGTGATCTAACCCGTTAAGGTAGAGAAGGGCGAAAAGCTGTGAAGATTGATTTCCGATCGGAATTCCGACGTTTCCTTCGGTACTGTCGATAATCATATCGCACAACCACAAAACGTCCGGATCGGAAATCTTCTTGCGGATTAAGGTTTTTAACGTATCGTGCCTAATGGAATAAAAGTATTTAGATATATCGCCTTTTAATATCCACCCGTCAATTCCGTTTTTACGGTAATACCTCCGCAAGAACTCTTGAAGCCGATCTAATCCGTAGTGCGTTCCTTTGCCTACTTGCGAAGCGTAGTTATCCGTGATGAAGGATCGTGTAAGGATCGGTTCAAGCACGTTATCGCAAAGCGAATGTTGAACAACCTTGTCTTTGTAGCTGTTCGACATTACTACGCGGCGCTTTGGCTCGTAAACCTCGAACGTGTTATACGGGGAAAGCGTGTACGTTTTCGATCGTAATTGATAACTTAATAGGTTCAGCGCTTCAAGAAGGTTTACTTCAAACTTTGCCGCCGCTCCCTTCCACCTTTTGCCGCACCGCGCCTTTCGGTACGCTTTATATAGGTTCTCGAAGCTGTATATCTTTTCAAATTCGGTCATAATAAAAATATCCTCGCTGTATGTAGCCTTTGCCTTCCGTCGCGCGGAATGCTCCGGCATCGGCGATCCTGTATTTGTCCCCGCTGTGGATCGCGGCGACGGGATACACCTTCCTTTGATGATGGTATTCTGTTTTCGGCTTCCGCCTACTCAATCGCATTTTCCATCGAAGCGGGCGAACGCCGTTGTTCCCGTTGTACGCGTTGTTGTTGTTCAGCGTGCCATCGGAATTGACGTTGCGGACGTTGTTGGCGTTCGACGAATTAGGCGTAACAAGATGTACCCCAAACGGTTCACCCTCTCGCACGATCCCGCTTCTTCCACGCGGCTAACATATACTTTACTTCCAGCGCAAGTTTCGACCAATATTCGCAACTGCTGAAAGAAATAAAGCCTTGTTCGTGCGAAAGCTCTATGAAAAATAGAAGCTCTTTGCAATAGGTAAGCGCCTTTGCTTGTAGCCTCTGCCGTTCCTTGAATTCCTGCGCGTCGTTAAGGTTTAATTCGTTCGCCTCCAGCGCGCATTCGTAAATATCTACCGCTTTATCCTGTATCCTGTTTACAAGTGTGAAGCGGTACTTCTTCGGAAATCGCTCCGTGCTGTTTGTGATCGTGAATGTGTGCTTTATCAAATCTTTGCATTTCACAATTACATTGAATTCCGAAGGTTCTTTCCTGCCTTGTTCCTGCCTTTGCATTTATGCACCGTCCCTTTCTTATGCGATCAATAATAACGGTATCTTCGGCGCACCCCTCGAAATCAAAACCAGCCGACGTAAGAAAAAGCGTTCCCGTGTTGCCCGTTACGGTTAATCCTGTGATCGTCAAGCCCGCTTCGCCGCAATGATCGCAAGGCGGCGAAAGCTCGACGAATAGATTTCCTATAATGCACGACAATTCCGCCGACGTGCAAGCATAGTGTTTTAGCATTCGATACGCTGTAAACTCTCGTTCCAAATGCCTGTTGAAGTAACGCCGTTAAGGTCGTCGAACAGGATCAAGAACGGATTTTCCGTAATATCGTTGAAGATCACGGCTTCTACAAGATCAACGCGGGCGGTCAGCGCTGTAATCATATTCAAAAGATTTCCCGCCGCATCTTCGTTCAAGACTTCTTGCAAGCCCGCGAACCAGCTATCGAAGTCGGTTTGCGCCTGTGCTTTGAAGTCCGCCATATAACTTTCCAGCGCGTCGTACTGTGAATTTCCCTGTAATTTCAAGGAATTCATATACGATACAAGCGCGTTATACTCCGCCGCGCTTGCGCTCTGATACTCAACGAACCACGCTTGAAGCTGTGCGTTAAATGCTTCCGTGTCGATCTGATCGACGACGGCGGCGACAATGCCGCAAACGGTGGTGTTAAGGCGAAGATCGGTGATATTCGATCCGTTAATCGCCGTTACGCCCGCTCCGACGTAAATATCAGCCAGCGCCAGCTCGTAAATATCCGCGTCCCTCTGCACCGCGGGCGCAGAAGGGGAAGCAGAATACGCCGAAGATTTAATCGCCGACGTGATCGTTCTGTTTGTTAAGTCCCAACGGACAACAACGCGATCAATGCGGTTCAGCACGCCGTCAGCCGTTGCAAGCGTCAACGAAAGATCGCTTGTATTGTTGTAGAAGTAGCCGTTGATCCACGCTTTACCCGCTTTCACGGCGATTTGCATTCCGTCGCCCGCTACTGCTTGAAGCCCCGTTGAAGGAACGGGGAAAACGCCGTTTCCTATGAACGACGCGAAATATTCCGCCCAATCTTCCGCTTTATACGTGCGATCGTGCGAAACGCTGTTAAAGAAGCTCGATTTTTCCATAATAGCACCCCTTTATTTTGTGATTTGTCGTATCTGCGTCAAAAGCGCGGGCAAGCTCTCGCCGAAGGTAATATCGATCTCTTCGACGTTGTTTTGATAGGTTTCCGCGATCTCTGTTATGCGAACGTCGATCCGGATACCCCAGCGTTTATTGACGCACGTAACGCGGTCGCCTAAATCGTAATCGGTTCGATATACAAGGTTCGCCGCCGTGTTTATCTTTGAACCGAACGAAAGCGTTTCCGCGTACTGTTCCAATTCCTCCGCGCCTCTTGCGGTAAGAAGCGCTATATACTCCGCATCGGTAAGCGTTACTTGCGCGCCGTCGTCGTCCTCGTATTCCTGCACAATATCCGTTGCATTGATGAACACTTCTTCGCGCTCCAGCCCCGCTGTCGCTCCGCCTACTTCCGCAACCTTGCGGGATACGCCTTCTTTTTCTTCGCCTCCGACGAACGCCGTTGTTTTGAGGTTTTCCACGCTGTTGGTGTATTCCTGTTCGACGATGTTATCGAATTCTTGCGAAAAGATACAAGGCGCATTCCCCGCGGCGTTGCCCGCCGTCAAGTCGCGCCCTTTGTAAACGGAAAAGGAATGATCGCCCGTACGCGCATTCGTCCGTACGCGCATTCCTAATTTTGCCGCCTTCGCCGCGGTTTCCGCCGCAAGCTGGGCGTTTACGTACTGTTCCGAAGTATAGTCGATCGTTCCGCTTCCGGTGTCTGCGTCGTCCGTCGCGATCATAACGTGAGGGATCGCGCGGGCGGCATCGGAAGGGCTTGTTACGTTTTCCCGTACAATGCGGTAAAGAATGCTTTGCGTAGTGTCCTTCGCGATAATCTGCTTCTTTACGATACGCTTTCCAATCCACGAAAGAAGGAATTTGCCTTGAACTTCGATTTCCTCTAATCCTTGCGAATTCTTCGTAATCGAAACGTATTTGATTTGCGCCGCTTCATCGTCGCCGCGCTTCATAATGATATTGTTTTTCACAAGCATTCGCGCGTGATCCTCGGTGAACGGAACAAGTAGCTTGAATTCGCCGCAAGTCCAATACCGCCGCGTCCATATCAGCGAAGCGATCTTTTCGACGATACCTTGAAGCACCATATCGGAGGTATAAATGTATAATTCCATACCGCTACACCCCCAAATACAAGTTATTGTGATAGATCGATACTTCGAGATTTTCCGTATTTGTATCCGCCGAATAGCGGAAGAGGTTATCGCCCACGGCAAGCTGTAAGTATGAACTATCTACGTCAAGATAGCGGAAAGCGTCGGTCGTTACGCCGCCGCGCGTCAGCTTTACGGATTTTTCGCCGTAGCCCGTCGAAACGGTCAGCACGTCGCCCGCCTCCAGCTCGATATTTGCTTTTATGAATTCCTGCGTATCTACGTTCAAAAGCTGGGGATTTGTCAGCGCACCCAGCGCGCGGAACTCGATACGGATACCGCTTTTCACGTCGCCGCTATTGTAAACGTTGACGATCAGCGACGGCTGGCGGTAGCCGATTTCCCACCCGTCGTAAATCTCCAGCCCGTCCGGTACGGGAAATTCAAAACCGCCGATCCATGTTGCTATATCCTCGCGCGTTTGGGTTTCCTCTCGCCAAAAAGGATTTAAGCAAGAAAGCTGTATTGTGAACTGCTCGAAGATTGTTTGACGTTTGAATATCGGCGCGTCGTTTATCGTGCAACCGATAACGCGCTTGAAGTCGCCTAATTCATACGTAAGCGTCGCGGAATACTGCGGATTTAATACCCTGTTCAGCTTGCGGCGCAACTCTTGAACGGCGATCTTGTCCCGCTCTTTGATGTGTCCTACAATGTCAATATCGCGGCTTTCTATGCGATAGCCTAAATACGTATCGCCGTCTTGCCCCATACTGTTTGTAGAGTAAATCGCATTGCGAACGTCCGATAATCCGGTAACGTCCTTGAAATTAACGTGATACGAAGAGGAAGGGGAAAAGACAATGCTTTCCCCCCGCTCGTTCGTGTAGGTAAGTTTTTCTTGAATTCTCATTATGCCATTACCTCCCGCGCAATCATTCTAAACTGCCGCGCCGCCTCGCGCTGTTGCTGGGCGTAGGAAGTTTCGTTCGCGTAGATGTTTTGCACTACCTCGAACGTTGCACCCTGTTTTCGTCCCTCTCCGCGGCTGTTCCTTTCAACGGTCGGAACGGCGTTCGTAGTGGTCTTGCGGATCGTCTTTTCAACGTCCCGCATTTCGCGCCCGAAGCCGTCGCCAAGTCCTTGCGCCATATACTCACCGATACCCGCAAAAACCTTCGACGGGGACGCGATTTCCATTTCATCTTCAACCGCCGCCACGATTTCCCGCATCATTGCGCGAACCTTGCTTTCAAGCCAGCCGGACATATTTTGAAAGCCCGTCCAAATTCCGCGCACCATATCTTCACCCGCCGCGGCGAATTCATCAACGAAGGATTGAAGCGCCGTCAAAATAGGCTGTACGATCTGCGGAACTTTCGCGGTAATTTCGGGAATACCCTGTACCATACCGGAAGCTATGTTCTTGTCAATATTCGCGCCCTCGGACGTGAATTTTTGATGCTGTGCCGTGAATGCGGTAATAATGCTTTGTGTGATCTGTGGTATCTTCGCGGTAATCTGCGGGATAGCCGCAATCATACCGGAAGCTATGTTCTTGTCGAAGTCCTGTCCGGCTTGATTAAGCCGCTGTGCCTGTGCCGTCAATCCGGTTATAACCTTTTCGACAATGGCGGTTACTGCTCCGGAAAGCTGTTCGATATTCGCTATGATACCGTCGTTTACAGCGCGTACCGCTTCGGCGGCGGTAAGCTGTCCCGCTCCGCCCATTGCGGCGGTCATATCGCTTTCTACGCCGTCCATACTGTCCGTAAAGCCTACGCCTACGCCTTCGCCCATATTGCCGCCGATTTCGGCGAAAACGGTAGAAGGGGAATGAATGCCGAAGAAGCCTTTAATTCCGTCTACAAGTCCGGAAGCCCAGCCCTTCACTTTATCCCATAACCACGAAGCCGCGCCGCTGATACCTTCCCACAAGCCTTTGAGAAGGTCGCCGCCCGCTTCGACAAGTTTATACGCAAGACTTCCGATCGCTTCAACAATGCCCGTTATGATCTGCGGAATAGCCTTCACGATTTCAACTATAATCGTCGGCAAATTCTCGATCAGCGCTACGAACAACTGAACGCCCGCCATAATGATTTGATCGATATTCCCGATCAGCGCGTCAATAATGCCGCTGATAATCTGCGGAATAGCCTGTACGATCGTCGTTATGATCTGCGGAAGCGCCTGTATCAGCGCGACAAGAAGATCAATGCCCGCTTGAATGATAAGCGGCAAGTTTTCCATAAGCGCCGTAATAATGCCGTTGATAATCTCCGGAATAGCGGCGACGATCGCCGTTATGATCTCCGGAAGCGCGGTAACAAGCGCGGTCAAAAGATCAATACCCGCTTGAATGATTTGCGGGATCGCGGATAAAAGCCCGTCAATAAGGCTTGTAATCAGCGTCGGAAGCGCCGCGATCAGAACAGGGATCGCCGCGATAACGCCTTCCGCCAGCCCTGTGATAAGCTGTAATGCCGCGTCAATCAGCATCGGGATATTATCGATCAGCGTTTGCACGATCTGAACGACAACGGAAACGATCGTCGGAATGAGCGTCGGCAAGGATTGTCCCAAGCCCTCCGCCAGCCCCACGATCAACTGCGCCGCGCCTTCAATCAGCATCGGCAAAAGCTCCGCGATACCGTTTACCAGCGTTTCGACAATTTGAACCGCCGCCGTTGCGATCGTAGGCGCGTTCGTTACAATGCCCGAAATAAGGGAAGAAATCATCGTAACGCCCATTTCTACGAATTCCGGCAACTTCTCGACAATAAGGTTCAGAACGTCCGAAAGCCCGTTGCCGATAACGTCAGCCATCTTTGTAACGTCGCCGTTTGCCGCCTGTATGCCCTTCGAGAACTCCGCAAGGATCGGTATTCCGTCCGCCGCAAGATCATCAAGGAACGGAAGCGCGATCAATGCCGCCGAATTCTTCAAGCCGGAAAGCCCCGCTTTAAGCGTCTGCAATTTATCATCAAACGCGCCCAGCGCGTTCAACGCATCTTCGGACATAACAACGCCCATTGCTTCCGCTTCGTTTCCAAGCGCCTTGAATGCCTCCGAACCCGCTTCAATGATCGTGTTAAGCTCTGTACCGCTCTTTCCTAAAAGCGTCATTGCCATAGCGTCGCGTTCGGTTTCGTTCTCGATCTTGCCTAACGCGTCGATAACCTCCCAATACACGGTTTCACCGTCGCGAAGCTCTCCGTTTGTATCGGTGATCGAAACGCCCAGCTTTTCATACGCCGCCGCATATTCTGCGTTGCCGTTGCGCGCGTCGTCCATAATCTGCGTATTTTTCTTCAAGGTCTTTGTAAGCGTATTTATATCGCCGTCAATGAAGTTTAACGCATATTGATATTTTTGTAGATCGTCCGCGGCGATATGTGTATTCGTCGCAACGGTCAGCACTTCGTCGGCATAAGCCGCCGCCGATACGGTCATTCCTGCAAGCGCGGAAGCCGCGCCAACTGCCGCCGTACCCAGCGCCGCAAGCGCCGTCCCGAAGGCTTTACCCACTTTTCCTACGGTATCGCCTACGGCTTCCCAATTCACTTTTGAGCTTTTAAGCTCCGAAGATATGCTTGCAATCTGTTTTTCGGTTTTCACCATTTCGGCTTTGGTGTTGTTCAGATTTGTTTGCATCTTTTGAAAGGCGGCATCGGTAGGATCAACGCCCGCTTCTTTCATTTTCTTTAACGCCGCTTCCGCCGCGGCAACCTTTTTCGCCTGTTCTTCAAGCTGTTTCTTTAATACTTCCTGCTTTCGTGTCAGCGCTTCGGCGCTGTTCGCGTTGTCGTCAAATTCAGCCGTCGCCAGCTTCATTTCCGAACTGATTTCGCGAAGGGAAGTATTTATATCTTTACAGGCGGATCGGTATTCTTTTTCGCCTTCAAGAATAATTTGCGATTTGATCTGTTCTTCTTTCGCCATACTTTATAACCCTCCCAACGCTGTATCAATATCGGCTTCCGGCTCTTCCGGCTTGAAGCGATCCGGATTGAATTGTTTATGTATCCTAAAAAGCGTCAAAATCTTATACGGTGTCATTCGCCATACTTCGGCTTCACTCCACCGAAGAAGCGTTACGCCGATATAAAGAAGGCGGGCAAGGTCGATTATTCCTTGCCCGCGGTCGCGTTTTTTTCGTTGTCGGTGTCCTCTTCGTCGTCCTCTTCGTCGTCCTCTTCATCGTCGCGCGCGGGCGGCTCTTCTGTGCCGTTATTTCCCAGCGAAAACGCCTTGAAGATAGAGGATTTAACTTCAAGGAAATTTCCTGTATGAATAAGTTTGCCCACCTGTTTTTCGGTAAGCATTTCTTCGCCTTCGTCCGCGCCTTCATTCAAAAGAAGGGTAAGAAGCCAGCGAAGATTTTTAATGCTATCCTTGCCGGAAAGCACTTTATCAAGGCGATCAAAGCCGCCGAATTTGTCCTGCATTTCGTCGATCGCGTTCAAACTGAAAAGCAAGTGCCTTTCGCGGTCAAGGGTGATCGGGAAACGTCCGTCTTTAATTGCGCTCATAATAGTAATAAGCGGGAAGCCGTTTCCAGCCTCCCGCTTTTCCCCCTTTCGATATTTGATTAAGTGGTAGTGTTGTTAGGTTCGCGAACATTGGTAAACCAAGACGCGGCAACGCTGTTTGTAGGCTCTGCGACGTGTTCAGCCTTCCACAAGCCGTCCGGACGCTTGATAAACTGTCCGGTAATTTCGGGCGTAGTGAATTCGATACTGTCGCCTTTGGTGGTGTAGCTCTCCGAAGGAATAGCAAACTTCACCTTGTAAAGCCAAATGTACTTATACTGTCCGCCCGATTTCTTCGCGCGGAAGCCGATTGCAAAGTAGGGCGCTTCGTCGGTGTCAGCGCCGTAAACAACCTTGTCCGCGTCCTGCTTCATACCAAGAAGGGCGGCAAGGTCAGCGGGGAGAAGATCATTGACGTTCAAAGTCAATTCGCCGGATACAAATTCCTTTACAACTTCGTCCGCGCCGTCGTCGGCGTAAAGGATAGCTTCGGCGATCTCAACGGAAAGCTCCGCGGAAATAGCCTTCGCCATTTTGACGGGCGTACCGTAACTTTCCTTTCCGTCCTCGCTTGTGGTAATGGGTGCGCGGTAAAGATCGCGCAATCCGATTGTAGCCATATTGTTATACCTCCATATACTTGATTTCCACGGGTACGTGATAATAGCCCGTGTTTTCCTCGAACACTTCCGGATCGAAGGTAATTCCGTAGAACCCCGCTTCCTTCAATGCCCGTTTTGCGCTCCGCATCAAGGCGATATAATCCCCGCGGGAATATATATCAACCCTGTACGTGAATTCCTCCGCGCCGTTTTCGTCGTCTGAAAAGTGAACGTCCCGCCCCACGACAAGCTGATACGTGATATAGGTTTTCGCTTTACCGTCGTATTTCAGCCGTTCAACGGGATAGCCCAGCCCTTCAAGCGTTGTTTTCAAAAGTGCATCAACGTTCATTTTGCTTTGCCTCCCATACGCGGCGCATTTCGTCGGTTACTGCGTCCGCCGCTTTTGTATTTGCCGCCGTGAACCACGGGCGGGCAGGCATATTCTTTCGCCCGTATTGAAGCACAAACCCTTTTGTAGCGTTTCGTACCCCGTGACGGTCTGTGCCGTCCGGATATACTTCTACCATCTTTCCGCCGTCTTTTTCCTTCACTTTGGAAACGACGATCGACGCGGCAAGATCGCCCGTACTCCGGTCGCTCCGGAATGTGGAAAGGATTTCGCTTCGTTGTGCTTCCTGCATAACCGCCCCGCCAGCTTTCAGCATTTCGGGTACGGCTTCTTCGGTAGCCTTTTCGCGCCGAAGCATTCGTTCTTGAATATCATCAAGCCCCACAACGTTAAATCGCGCCATTGTCGCCGCCTCCTTCCGCCGCCGCGCTTTGCACTTCGGGGAAGTCTGCCAGCGTCAATTCGATCATTTCGCCTTCGCTGTGAAGGTACGTGCGAAGAATGCGATAGCGTTTCCCGCTCGAAACGGGATATTCTGCGATCGTTTCGCCGCTGTACTCAAACGCCCGAACGTCGAATTTCATTTCCACGGTGTGTCCCGCCATTTCCGCCTTGTAGAATTCCGAATACCCTACGGATTTCTTGTCCGCAAAAACGGTCGTCGCGGTTTCTTCCCTCTCGACGGGGAAGCCGTGTTCGTTTGTGCGCTCCGCTTCGTTAGGTTCTTTCAACGCGATCAGCGTTATTTGTTCACTCCACCGCATTGTAATCACCCGCCAAACTCAACGCGCACTTCAAATAATCGTACGCTTTCCGGTAACGTTCGCCGTCGCCGTTGTAGCCGAATTCTGCCTTCGCGTAAAGTATAATCGCCCGTTCGATTAAAGGATCGCCCACGGCTTTCGCGGGCGATCCCTCTTCATCTTCCGGAACGTTAATACCGACAAGGCGAAGATCGGCTTTTGCGGCGGCGATCAAGTCGGTTACTTCTTCGTCGAACGCCGACGCGGTTACGCGTAAAGCCAGCTTTACCTTGTCAAGCATCGTTCAGCCCTCCGATTAAGCAGTAGCCTTTACAAGCTTCACGATTGCTTCGCCGATAGCGGGCTGGCAATCGAAGATCGCGATACCGCTATACTTATAGCTGTTAGTGTTAATATCGTACGCGTTCTTCACGCCGATATTTTCGGCAAGGTTCGCGCATACCTTCTTGAAGTCGCCCAAGAAGGCTTCGTGATCCTTGACGTAATCAGACAGAAGAACGGGATAGCCGTACACGAAGTAATTATTACCCTGTACGGTAACGATGTGGTTCTTGCTGTTATCCTGCAAGGGCATAAAATCGGTGAACAAGGTTTTCTTGCTCATAGAAAACTTTGCGTTACGGTCATAGCCCGCATTCAGAAGTCCGATCAACGCCTGTACGTTTGCGGCGGTAAGGGAAGCAGAAGCGCCCACGGATACGCTATTAGTAGCGCCCCAAGTGTTCGCCTTGTCAATGCCCTTCGGCTGGTTAGTGCCTGTGCCGTTGATAATCAGATCTTCGATCTTGCGAGCGATAGCCTCGGCAAGCATATTCACGATCCAGCTTTCAAATGCCGCAATGCTCATAGTCATAACGGTATCGGAAATCTGAACCAGCTTGATGATCTCATATCCGGTAAGAGTAACGGTGGTGAAGGTATCAGCGGCGGCGGTAATGGCGGCGTTCTCGGCGTGAATAGCCGCGTCGTTATTAGTGCCTTCAACGGCGAACTTTACAGCGCCCTTTACGTGAAGAAGGGTAACTTCGTTCAGCATAGGCGCAAGCGTCTTGATCTTGCTGATAATCTCGTTTGCGGTCTGTGTGGGGATAACCTCCGCACCCGCTCCGGCAACGTTGGAATAGGCGCGCTTCTCCGCATCGTTGAGGGGAAGGCGGCGAAGCTGTTTCAGCCACGCGGAACGGTATTCCGCGGAAGCGGCGGGATCGTCGTTGCCCTCTTCGGCGGGCTTCTGCTCGAAGGAACGGGAAACAACGCCCGCGCCCTGTGCAATGGTGTTCAGAATGCCGCTACGCTTTTCAGCGGCGGCGATAATTCCGGCGCGCTCTTCGGTAAGGTCTTTTGTTTCCTTCTCCAGCGCGTCGATCTCTGCGGCGGTCATTTCTGCGCCGCGGCTTTCGATTTCCTGCTTGATAGCCGCAAGGCGGCTTTCGATTTCCTTAATTCTCATTGTGTTAAACCTCCATCATAAGTTTGATTTTTAGGATTTGTTTTCTACGCTCCAGCCGCTCCTGCTGTTCCATTTCGATCACTCCGTCGAAATAGGATCGCGCGGAAATATCGGTATCGGCGTTCGCCGGAATACTCACGGCGGAAACGTCGTAAACCTTCTTGATTTTCAAGATCGTTCGGGTGTGCGTATCTCTGTCGTACGCATCTTCCGCAACGCGGAACGCCCACGACATTTTCGTAATAAGCCCGTTTTTGATCTCTTCGTATAGGTCTTGCGCGGCGCGGGATTTGCTTAAATCCGCAAAGGTGAACAAGCCGCTTTCGGTAGCTTCTACGCCCAGCGTAGCGTTAGAAAGGCGGGCAAGCACTTTTCCTTCGTGATTGTATTGAAAAATAACGTCGCTCATATCAGCGCCCACAAGGGCGTTGCGATCGATCCTTTCGTAGTATTTAATCCCGTCGAATTCGTAAAGCTCGTAGGGCTTATCGAACGTAGTAGCGAAGCCCTCTACGTAGAAATCGCTGTCAATCCTCTTTTCCGCCGTCCCCTGTGGGATCAGTAGCGGCTGGATCATTGTTCGGTATTCCCGATCCTTCTTCAATGGCATTTTGTGCAACCTCCTTTCCTAATTCGCTAACCTCCGCGTATTCTTTGCGTATATAATACTTGTCCCCGCCGTCAACGTGCGCCATATTCCAAATATCCATAACGCCGTTGCGGTTTAACAAGCCGCGGTCAAATAACTGTGTGCTGATATTCAGCTTTGTATTATTACTTGCGTATTGAAGCCTGTTCGCTGTGAACGTGATAGCATTTCCGAAGGACAATTCGCGCGGCGTGTACGTCATATTCGACATAACCAGCGAAAGCTGGATCGCGAAAGGTTCGATCTTGCCTTCGTAATATGCGTTCCATTCGTCCTCGGTGAAGCTGTTTTGAATGATCTTTGCGTTTGTCCCGAAGTAGTTAAAGACGTTTTCGTTTATCTGCGACATTTGCGCGGCGTTTACCGTGAAAGGTTTACTTTCAATCGGCTTCACGTCGGCGAATTTCGCATCATAGATCACCATACCGGATTGATTGTCCGCCGAAAGGTTATCAGCCGTAAAGCGCTTGCGCTCTTTCGTTATATCCTCCGGCTTTAACATATTCGCAACCTTCGCAAGAAAGCGGATCGAAGCCGAATTCTTTACGCCGTTGATAATGCCTTGATTTTGTGTATGGATTAACTGCATCGTAGGACGAAGCGCGGCGTTACTCTCTCCGAAGAAGTCGTCGGAATACTGAAATTGCGTCATTACGCCGACGCGATCGAATTCGATTGCCGCTTTCTGTCCGTTTGCGAAGGTGTAGCGCAAGAACGGATCGCCCTTGTATTCGATAACCTCGCAACGCTGGGGAAGAAGGGGATAATACCCGATAATCCCGCCGAATTCATCTTCGATCGGAACGATGAACGCCGTATTATTCACCGAAAGGATCGTTGCGATCCTGTAAATAAACTTCGACGTATCCATAAACGGATTAGGTCGGAACTGCAACGTTCTTTCAATGCTCTTGTAAGCCGTCCCGCTGATCTCCGGTTTCAGCTTTGAACAAAAATTCGCGAACGAATGAATAGCCGCGCGCGTAAGCTCCATTTCGTAGAGGCTTTCCGGCGCGTTTGTGAAAACAGGCGTGTACCCGTTCAGCATCTTAAAGTATCCTTCCGCCGCCATATCTGCACGCGGTTTCCGGAAGATTGTTTCAAAAATTCCCATAGTTTTATCACCCCGCATTTTGTAACATTTCGCCGATCTCCGCGAAATACTTTTGCCGTACTGTCATTGCGTCGATCACCGATACGAAGCCGTCAATTCGCGCCCGCTGTTCGATCTTCACGGGACGGAATTTCCGCGTTTCCATATTGTGTTTTAACGCAACATTGAGGAAGTGCGCTTTCAACAAGTTATTGTCGGCAATCTTGAAATTGCCGTCTTTGATTATGCCTTCAAACTCGCGAATAACGGGCGCAAGGTTTTCACCTTGCCATACGTCGTCCGTTTGCCAGCCCGCCGCCTTCAAGTCGTCGATCAGATATTGCGCGCTGTATCGGTCGTAACCGATCTTCAAGATATAAATTCCGTATTCGTCGCGTAGCATCGAAAACCATTCGTAAACGTCCTTGTAATCGACGTGATTATCGCCGGATAGCTTCACGATACCTTGTTTTACGAAAATATCGTACGGCACGCCGTCGATCGCTTGCGCTGTTTCCAGCCTGTTCCGCGGCATAAAGAATTGTGCGAAGGCATAAAGAACGCCGTTCCGCTCGATAATGACGGAAGCGGCGGTCAAGTCTGTTGTTTGCGATAGGTCGATACCGCCCACCGCGTAACTGTCTTTGAAATCCTCCAGCTTGATTTTTTCACCCGCTCGATCGACGACAACGTAATCAAGCCAAGCGACGGAAGAGTTTTGCTTGATATTGCAATACTTCGTAAGGAATTCCACGCGCTTGCTCATACTCATTTCGGCGACGGCGATTTCCTCTTTGAAGAACTCCGGCGAAACAGAAACGCCCATATTCGGATTTGCTTTTTTAAGCTCTTCAAGGTCGTTCCATTTCTCCACGTCGTCGATCATATAAAGCAATGGGAGAAGGCGGCGTTCCTTGCTTGCACCCTTCAAGAACGCCGTAGAACGCGCCATCAATTCGTCGAAGATACCGTCGTTTTCGTAGCCTGCCGTACTGATCGAAAGGATCATCGGCTGGCGGCGTGCGCCCAGCGCTGATTTCATAACTTCATACTGCTTCAAGCCGCCGTCGCCGCGCCACGACGCTACTTCGTCGTTTACAACAAGATGGGGGTTGAAGCCGTCCGATTTTTTCGCGTTGAAGGCAAGCGGCTTTATAGCCGTGTTGCTCTCTTCGATGTAAATATCAGAACGGCGCTTCTTCGCAAGGTCGGAAAGTTCCGGTTCTTTTTTAATCATCTGATAGAAGTTATCGTAAACGATGTTCGCTTGCTCCAGCTTCGGCGCAAGGCAATATATCTTCGCGCCGTATTCGCCATCAAGATACGCCATATATGCGATCACCGCGGAAGCGAACAACGTTTTACCGTTCTTCCGCCCGATCACGATGAAGATTTCGCGGAAAATGCGTAATCCGTCGTCGTCAACGATACCAAAAATCACCGATACCGCCGCTTTTTGCCATAACTCCAGCTTCAAAAGGTCGGTACGTCCTTCGCAATGGTGGCAAAAGTTTTCTATGAACCGAATAGCCTTGTTTGCTTTCTTCGCGTCGAAGATAAAAAGCCCGTTTTGAAGTCCGTTTACGATGTATTCATAGATCAGCCGAACCCACTTGCCGACGACAATTTTTCCGGTCGAAATACCGTCGAAATACTCGTAAATGTAGTTTGCAAAAGGCATATTTTATTCGTCCCGTAACGCCTGTAAGCGGCTTTCCTTTTTCTTTTCGGGCGGTACAAGGTCGCAAAGCTGTTTGATTATGGCGGTATGATTTTTTGTCATTGCGATATGCGTTTTTACCGCGTCACTTTGCTTTGTCCCGCTCTGATTTGCGCCGTTTTGGTATTCGACGGTGTATCCCTCTTCGTTGATGATTTCTTGCAATTCTTCAAGGGATACCGCCATAAAAGCGGCGTTACGAATAAGGCTTTCGACGGTCTGCAACTTGTTTTTATCCAAGTCTTTGAAAATCCGCTTTAATCGCGAAATCTCTTTTTTGATTTTTTGATCTTTCGTCAATTCCTTTTTTGTCGCCATAAATATCACCCCTTTTCGCCGGATACCCACACCCCTCTTGTCGCGTACACCCGTTATGCGCGCGCCTGCGGAGTAAAATTAACCTCCCGCCCTCGGTGTCGAACCCTCCCTAATCGGTGAGCGAATAGGGGGGGGATACAAGGTTTCCTTGTTCGTCGAACGCATAGCACTTCTTTCGCGTTGATCTGTGATGTTCTTTGTTATGGCAATCTTGACAAAGCGCTTCGAGATTGTCCCACGAAAGCGCGATATACGGATCGTTTATATTCTGCTTCGTCAGATAGATTTTGTGGTGTGCTATCTTTGCCGCCACCGGATCGTGCGGAGTAGAACAACGTTCGCATAAGTAATCCTTCGATTGCAAGAAGGTTTCGCGGCACGTGCGCCACGCGTCACTGTTGTAGAACTGTTCTGCCCACGGCTTCATACTCGCACCTTCCTTCCCGCGCAAATAAAAATAGCGCCCCTCCGATCACTTCGGAAAGGCGCTATTCTCGCGCTTTTGTATTGCGTACAAATTCAGCATAATAATTATAGCATATTAAGATTGTCTTTTCAAACCCCGAAGATTTCCCCGAAAAGGACACTTATTCGCCCACCTTGCGGCGATATGTAGCCGCCGATACCGCCGCGGCGATACCGAATACGCAAACCGCCATATCGTTGACAATCTTATTCCGCCATCTGCACGCTGTCTTTACGCCCTTCAAAACGCCTTCTTCTTCAAGGTCGAAGGCTAATTCCTCCCACGTGTAAGGCTTGCCGCCCTCTCGCATATTGCCTTCGTAATCCTCCCCGAAATAGTACATACGAACCACCGTGAATTCCTTGCGATCGCGGTATAGGTTTATAGCCCTCTCCAGCCGCTCGAAGCCGTACTTCGTTTCGGCATACTGTCGGCGTTTATCCTCCCGCATTTCCTCGACAATATCGGCTTCGGTTTTCTGCTGATAATAGCCCTTCGGCTTTGAGCTTGCCGCGAAGGTAGTTTTCCCCGCGTGATACTCAACTTCGCAATAGGCTTCTTCATCGGCGACAAGCGCCGCCAGCTTCTTGTAGTTATAAAGCAATGTTTCCATAGCCTTGAAATAATTTACGTATGATCCCGCGGTATCCCTGTACGCCTCCAGCGCTCCGGCTTTCGCGGCTTCGTTGATCGCTTCGCGCAATTCCTCCGAAAGCGCGCTTTTCTTTTTTGCCATTGTTTATTCCTCCGTTTTCTGCTGTAAGTATTCGACGATCGTTCGAGCGGCTTCCTCCCAGCCTCGGCAAATAGCCGCCGAATACCCTTGTTTCATAAGCTCTTCAATCCAGCGCACCTGTTCTTCGCTGATCCTGCCGCCGCGCTGTCGTTTAAGCTCGATATAAAGCCCGTGATTTCCGCCGCGGGCAACGGGCAAGCATAGATCGGGAACGCCCGCTTTTACGCCTTGCGCCTGTAAGCGTGCCGCCTCGATCTTGTTTCTGCTTCCGCCGTTCGGGACGTGATAAAGCAACTTCAATTCGGGATACCTCCCGCTTTGAAGCTCCGCCCACTCGAAAAGCGTTGTTTGTTCGTCCGCCTCCGTTGGAGTAGGAAGCGCAAAGGCGTTATTTTTCCGCATCTTTCGCCGCCTCCCATTCCTCGAAGAAGAATACGCGCTTTCCCTGTGCGATCGCTTCGCCGTATTCATATTTCGCGCCCTTGCTTTCCGTCCAATCCGGAAGAAAGCACGCCGCGGCGCACTCATTCAGCATAGCGCCCGCCATACGCATATAGGCTTCCCACGTGAAGCCCTCCGAAGGCAAGATCGCCGGATTGACAACAATAAAGCCGCCTTCCTCCAGCTTGATTTGCGCTTCGCGGAATTTTGAGCGGTAGAAAATATCGCCCGTGATCTTTCCCGTAAGATATACCGTTTCTTTCTGCATTTTCTCGCCTCCCGTTAAAATAATCTTCCTTGCGCGGCTTCCTGCTCCGCCTCCAGCAAGTCAAAAATGCGTAATTGCGCCTTTTCTTGCTCCAGCCGCATTGTTGCCGCGTTGTAATATTCTTCGTCGATCTCGAAGCCCACGTATTCAAGCCCGCCGAACCTATGACAAGCGATAAGGGAACTTGCGCTTCCGGCGTGTGTGTCTAAAATCTTCATACCGCGGCGGGCGAAGAGGGACAAAACCCATTCATACAGCTTCACGGGCTTTTGCGTCGGGTGGATCGTCCCTTCGATCTGCAATTCAACACGGTTCAGCGTGAAAATACGTGTCGGCGTGTCGAAGCTGGTATATGCAAGCTCACAATCGGACATAGATAGCCCGCGTTGCCCCTTGTCCCATATCAACCAGCCTTTATGCCCCTGTTGAAGCATCGGAACGAAGTAGTTTCCGCCCCAAATCACTTGAAAGCGCGATACCCGTTCAAGCTCTCGGAAATATTCTTCGGGTGGCGGCTGTTTGTCCCAGCTCTTCCGCGAATGTTCCTTCCGGTTATGCTTCGGATTATTGCATACGCGCTTTTTCTGTCCGTCTATGCCGATACCGTACGGAGGATCGACGATCGCAAGATCGAAGAAGCCGTCCGGAAATTGCTTCATTCCCTCCATACAGTCCATATTGTAAAGTCTGTTCAATTCAAGCAAAGGCGATCACCCCGTTTCTTTCTGTGAATTTGCTTCTTTTTTTCTCCCACCCCTCCGCCCCTCCCGCTGGGAGGGGAACAGGCTCAAAGGAATAAAAGGGCGGGAAACTCACTTATGCACATATTCCCTGTGATCCTGTGGAAAAGTGAACCTTTACCGATTGATTTTGTTTATCCCCGTCGCCGCCCTGTTTCTATCACTCCGTCAGCAATCTATCAAGAGGCTTTCGCGGCATATCCTCGCGTCGCGTTGCGACGCTCCGGTATTCCACGTTCCTCTTGACATCTTGCCGCCGTCGTGATCTTTGGAAAACAGGCGACGGGGAATAAAACAAAAATCAATCTTGAAGGCTTCATCTGTGAACGCAAGCGTTCTTCGTTGCCAAACGTTACACATTTACAAGGCTTTAATATGCTGATCCGAAAATCAGCTCGAAGCGGAAGCCTTCTTTCGCCGCGATCGCTTCGGCGGTTCTAATACATACTTAAAATACATATAGCCGTACTTTGTCGATCGTGTTTCTACTAATATATAGCCCTTCGGAGGGCGCGGCGGCTTGCTTTCCGTGTATTCGCGTTTAATAACTGTTGGCGTTTCTCTGTCCGGCTGGCGGGCGTTGCGCGTCTGTTTCCAACGGTGTCCGCCTTGTTCAGCCGTCCAATGATCGAAAAGATAATTCGCAAGCCCCGTGTAATCCTGCCCGTGATCCACGCCGTTATAATAATTGTGTTCGCGTAGATTATCGATCCGGACGATACTTCCGTATAACCATTGCTTTGTGATAGCCTCTTCCGGCACGCCGTCCGAAAGCATATGAAGGTGTATTCTGTGCGTGCTTTTGCCGCGTCCCATATATACGAATATAACTGCTTCGGGGAAAGCGTATTTCAGCCTTCGCACGTAAAGATCGCGAATGCGCTTTGCATCTTTGAAGGTATGTACTTCGTGTTCGTCGTCGAACGTCAGCGTGCTATATAATGAACGCGGGGAAAAATTTTCGTTTACCAGCCGCGCGTGTTTTCGTCTTGAAATCCCGATCCGGTGTTGCTCTCGCTCTTCTTCGGTTTTGAACCTCTGTCGCGGTTCTGCTGTCTTTATATCTTTCAAGCGATCGGATACGTTGAATACTTCTTGTTCGCATACAACGCCCGAAAAAGTCCTTCTTTTAACTCTCTGCATACTTCAAGCCGCCTTCCTTGACAAAAAGCCGCTTTTGTGCTATAATAACTAATGTTGAATAGCCCTATACGGCATAAACCCCGAAGGGTAGAACCGTCCTGTACGCCCATACAGGACGGTTCTTTTTTGTTTTATCCGTTATTCAGCCCTTCGCCTTGCACGAAATCTTCGCATTTTGTTTCCTCACAAGGCTTGAACCGCATTCCATTTTCGCAACCGATACAGGGGAAAGGGCGTATCCCGTCCGGAAGCTCACCTTCGCGAATATGTACGCACGTTTCAAGGTTCGCGCATTGATCGCACCAGCACTTCCGGCAATCGCCGATTTCGGTTTTTACCGTGTCGCGCTTCAACGGCGTATCGGTTTCGTGAACCTCTTTTATATCGTTTGCCGCCTCCGCAATATCGAAGGCTTCCATACCAGCCTTAAATCCGCGGACAAATGCCGCGAACATAAAGCCCATTGCCGCGCCCGCATCTTCAAGCGTTGCCGCGTCGATTTTGATTTCGTCCACTCTTGTTTCCTCCCTTGCAAGTCCGGATCACGGCGACGATCACGCAATAAACGATCAGCACCGCGACGGCTATACAGGCGATCCCGCAAAGCAGATAAAAGGAATTCGCCATAAATTCAAACATTGTCATTCTTCGCACCCGCCTTTCCCGAATACTTCTTCCGGCTTGACGTTCCACGCCGCCGCAATATGCTTCATCATATCTACGGCTTCGTTGCGCTTCTTCGCGTCGCCGTTTAAGTAAGATACCAAGATTTCAGATTTCAGAACGCAAAGCGGGCGAACGCCGTGGTTCCCGCCGTACGCGTAGTTGACGTCCAGCGTGCCATCGGAATTGACGTGGACGAAAGGATTTATCGGGCTGTCAGCGGTAGCCGTCCACCACCAGCCGTCAACGTGCGGGATATTCTCGCGAAGAAGTCTGTATTCGTCGCAAGTGATAAGCCCGACGCGGACGCGATCGCCGCCGTAGGTTTTCAAGCCGTCGTCGGCGGTCAAGTCAATATTGAAATGCTCGAACATTTCTTCCGGCGCACCCGCTTCGATCATCTTTTGCAAGAATTCACCGTTCAAATACGCGCGGAGGTCGGAGGAAGCGAAATCGTTTCGGTTCTGCTCGTCGAAGGCTCTTTCTTCGATGATCTCCGAAGCGATACACTTTACCCAGCTTTCCGCTATCTGAATTGCCGTCCACGCAATCCCGCCGATCGTGAATTGCGCCTTTACCTCGATACCGTTTTTATTTGTAGTCATAATGAATAGCCCCTTTCATATATATAATAGGAATGAACTTCGCCCGCTCGACGGGCTTTAACACTTCTTGCCGCCGTGTCGATACGGGCGGCTTTTGTTGTATTCGTGCTTGATCTCCAGCGCCTTTTCAATATCAATTCCCGCGAAAGCGCAATAATCAAGGATACGAATAATAGCGTCGGCAAGCTCTACCGCTACGCCTTCCGGCTTCTTGCTCTGTGCTGAACAAGGCGCGTCCGGCTTTTCGGGATCATACGGGCGGCTTCCACAATTCGCGCTTCCGTCCTCTTCGCAACAAACGCCGCCAGCGTTGCAAGGGAAATAAAGCATCGGTCGCCCGTCGCGGTATTCCTCCAGCGCCTCGGATACCTCGGAATGAATAAGCGCTACGATCTCCGGAAAGGTTCTTTCGCCTTCCCACCAGCCGTGTTCTACGGCGTTTTTGTGAACTTCCGCCGCAAATTCGTTAATCGTCATTGTTCTTTGCCCTCTCTTTCTGTTCATTCAGCGGCGCGCCGCTGTGATTTTCTTTTTCGGTGTCCCTCTCGCAATCGCACGTTTCGCCGAAGTCAAGGTTACAACCGCAACGATCGCAAACGTTGCATTTCATCTTTTCTATACCTCCGTTCCTCTTTGGAATAATGAGGCGGTATAAACCATCTTTACATAAGGTTAAACCGTGTTCGCGCGTGTAGGCGCGGCGGCGTTCCGCCTCTTCAACCTCCCAGCCGCAAGTAGGGCATTCGGAAGGATTGCATTTTTTACTTGTAACCGGATCAATACCCAGCAAGCATACATAAATTTTCTTTTCGCTCAAGGCTTCACCCGCTCCCCGTTATAGATAACTACCATTGACGGGAAGGGCGCGGGATCGCTGGCGTTGCCTTCGTCGTCCGTGAAGCAAAGTCGCCCGCGAACGAAGCGGATTTCCGCTTTCCCGTAAATGTAATCGTGAAAATAGGTCGTATCTGTGCGCGCCGGAATAAGTAGTACAATAGCGTACCCCCCCCGCGGGCTTCTTCGTATGCCTTTTTAACCCACTTGCCGATCTCGCGTCCGTAAGGCGGATTGCAGAATACCGCGCCGCCTCGATCCCAGCTTTGCGAAAGCCCGTCCGTTTCCGGCGTATAGCAAAGATCGCATTTCTTTGTTTTTTCGGTCGCCGCCGCATCAAGGACGAAGCCGAATTCTTCGTTCAGACGGTCGAAGAAGTCTTGCGGCGTACACCAATCCATTTTATTAGAACTCAATAAAGCCGCGTTCACGCTTCCGCCCCCTCTCTTTTTGTGATACTTTTTGTTTTGCCTTCCGAAAATGCCTTTACCGCTTTCGTCTTGCTTGCGAAGCTGTCTGTTGTTTCGATACCGCATACCGGACAATATACAAAGAATTCTTTGTTCTCTTTATCTTCGTACACTGTCGCATTTTCGTTTTCGCCTTCGCAAAACGGGCATTTCGTTTTTGTTTCCGTGAAGCCCTGTTTCTTTTCAACCTCCGGCGCTTCCGTGTCCGGCTGTTCATCGGAAAGAACCCGAACAACCGCCGCCACTTGCTCAAAGTCTAAATATACGGGCTTGTTTTCTGTAATTCCCTTGACGTTGTAGCCCGTTACTTGTTGAAAGCCGTTTCGCGTAATGGTGAATTCGTCGCACTTAATCGCGAATTCCGCACCATTCTTCAAAATAACGCGTATCGTCATTTTAGGCATTGTCCGAACCCTCGCTTCCGTCGATGATCTCGCCCGTGTCCGGATCGACGTTTAAGGAACATTGTTCCGGCTCTGCCGCCGCGCGGCGCTCCGCTTCGCGTTTGCGAAGGTCAAGGGACAAGGCGCATTGCTCCGTTAATTCCTGCAAGCGTTCTACGAACTGCTGGCTTATAACGTCAAACGGCATAATCACCGCTTGAAGAAGGAAGCCCGCTTTCGCTACTATGTAAGGCGTTCCGGAGGGCGTGAACCGCTCGTAAAGCTCCAGCACGTCTAAAACGTCTGATACGGGCGCAAGGTATCTGCTTTCGATGAATACCAGCCCGCGGCGTGTGCGTAGCGGTTTCAACGTCTTTCCCGAATACACAATCGAAAGATCGTTGCGATCGACGGGCTTTTCGTTTGCGTCGAAATCCTCGAAGTTAATATCTTCGGGAATGTGTACGGAGGTTTTCACGATCCAGCCTTCGCGCTGTTTCTCCGGCACGTCGAAGATCGTTAAAACGCTTTCTTTATCAAGCGGAGGAAGCCCGACGACGGGATAAACCGCCGCGCCGTCGCCTATGTACTGCAAAACGGTTTCGCCGTTCTCGCTGTACTTGTCGAAAAGCACGACGTATTTATTCTTCTTGCATATCGCCGCAATGCTCTTTATTTTCATCTGCCGCCACCTCCGTTTCTTCCTTTTTCTGCCCGTACAGGCGATCCGCCCTAATCGCCAGCAGGATTTGACAACCGCACCGCGGACAATCGATCGCGTCAAAGCGCGTCGGCTTTTTCGTTAAAGCCTCCGTGAACGAACGCGGTTCTTCCGCCGTGTAGATCGCTTCCTTCGTCGGCGTTACGCGGTATCCGCATACGCCGCACTTCTTTTTCCTTGAAAACATATTGAATAGCCCCTTTCCGGTTAATATTTGCCATAGACGCGAATAACCGTGTACGGTTTATCGCTCTTTGTAGCTGTTACGATTGCCGAATTCATAAAGGATACGCGGAGGAAGTCACGCGCCGCCCGCTTCGCAAGCCGCCACGTTATCAACTTCCCGTTAGGCTCTGCCGCGGCGGTTTCGTCGATCGGGTATTCGCAAATAAGAACCGTATTCCCGAACGGTCGCCGCGCCGGACGTTCCTTCATAAATTCTTTGTTGCCCTCTTTGCACTTGATAATTTCAAGCGCCTTCGGGAACTGCCAGCCGCTTTCGTTTTTGCTCTTTGCCATTTGTCCCGCTCCTTTATCGAATTTCATATTCCCAGCGATTTTTCATTTCTTCGGGTGATATGTAATAATCGCGTTTACGCTCTCCCGTCCACGCAATCCCGCCCGCCGTTCCTGCGAAAGCGAAGTTTGCCGCGCGAAGCGAAGCGCCGTTTTCGCTTTCAAGCGTGTATGTTATAACCTTCTTGTATCCCATATCGCGGGCAATCCGAATACAAGCGCCGTACAGCTTCGTACAAGCGTTTCTTGTTCCGTCCGTACAATTTCGGTAAATCTCCAGCGTTTCGCCGTTATCAAGGCGGCGCGCCGTAGGTCTGCCGCAAATTGCAACGCCGCACAACCTTTCACCCTCATAGCACGAAATCGCGAATTTGCCGCCTACGGGCGGGATATTGTGTCGGTGATGTTCCGCCACATATTCGCGGGCGGGCTTCAAATGAACGGGCTTTATTTCCAGCATTTCTCCGCCTCCCTTCAATCTTCATACGGATTTGATAAACTCCAGCACCATACTTTGGTATCCTTCCAGCCGATCGTGAAATAATTGTGTTTTCCGTCGCCTGTGAAGTAACAGTATTCGGCGGGAAGAACCCGCCCGACGTTCGCTTCGCCGTCCCTCTCCGCGTGATAGCGTGCCAGCACGTCCGCCGCCAGCGCTTCAAGCTCCGGAAGAACGGGATAGTCCCGCGAATATCCGGCGAACTGATACGGCGCTTCCAATACCTCCAGCACCGTATCCGGAAATCGCGGATCGTCTACACGGTTCAGAACGCACCAAACGCAAGCGGCTTTTTCCATATCCGAAGCTACGCCGCGGGCTTCGCCGTATAGCATCTTTGCAAGCGCGGCAACCTCCGCCGCGTCCGGTATGTATTCCTGTCCCTCCGGCTTGTCCTCGCTAATAGGCGGGATCGTTTCGATCGGCTCGAAGGAAGGGGAAGGCGGAAGGGTGGCGGCTTGTCCTGCTGCCGAAATCGGCATATCAGCCGCACCGCTCCACGGCATAAATACGATAAGCGGGATTGCTACGGCGATCAGCGCCGTAAACGCCGCGATCCGTCGTTCCGCTCTGCTCATTCTTTCGCCGCTCCCTTCGCTTTGAGCGATAGCCACCATTCGGGATTATTGCGGAAACGTTCATACGGGCAATAATCGCAATTCGGCGACAAGCACTTTTTGCAATACCTCTTTTGAAATTCCGTATCCCACGGCGCTTCAAGAACGGGGAGGGCGCGCAAGAACTGCCCAAGAACTTGCACGTTCGCCGTTACCGCTTCAAAATTTGTCTTTTTGCTCATTGTTGAATAGCCCCTTTCGTTTTACTTAACGGCGGCGCGTCTGTTACCTCTGCGCCGGAAATTCTCTTGCGCGGTCGTTTGTGCAAGGTCGGCGCTGTATTTCGGACGCTTGTTCCCGTCAAGCTCTCCCGTGTATCCGCGTTTAAGCTCTTCGTAAATAGCGGCGACGCTTCTTCCGATCTTTGCGGCAATATCAACCGCCCTTGCACCCGCTCCGTACATTTCTTCAATTTCTCGGCGCTGATCGAACGTCATATACGAATATCCGTCCATTTTCAAGCCTCCTTTCGCCGAAATGATAAAAAATAAGCAGTAGAAAACCGTTCTTGTTTTCTCTGCTTTTAATGATACTCTTTTCAAATAATAGATCTTTATCAAATCAACATTGACAATATTTATGAGGTGTGATATAATGATAATATTGCGGAGTTTTTTAATTCGATCATCGGTCACGTTCTCCGCATTGAAAGAGATCAATTTTTCAAAGGATATTTTCATTATGCCAATTACAGAATTTCTTGAAAAAAACGGTAAATTCCATCCCAATGAAACGGCACTCGTGGAGATCAATCCCGATCTTCAGCCCGACCGCCCTCTCACGTGGCGTGAATTCAGCCTTATAGAGACTGCTCCCGTCGGTAAGTACCGCAGAGAGATGACTTGGAAGGAATTTGATACAAAGGCCAACAGATTCGCAAATCTTCTTTTCACAAGAGGCGTCAAGAAGGGCGACAAGGTGGCTATACTTATGATGAACTGTCTGGAATGGCTTCCCGTTTACTTCGGCATCTTAAAGACGGGTGCTCTTGCCGTTCCCATGAATTACAGATATACCACAGAGGAAATAGATTACTGTCTCAATCTGTCCGACTCCTCCTACCTTGTCTTCGGACCGGAATTTACGGGAAGAGTGGAGAGGATACCCGACAGAGACAAGAAGCTGAAGTCTCTCTTCTTCGTGGGCGGAGACGTTCCCGAATTTGCCGACAGCTACGACAGACTCGTGACCTTCTGCTCCTCCGCCGCTCCCGCAGTGGAGATATACGATGAGGATGATGCGGCGATCTATTTCTCCTCGGGCACTACGGGATTTCCAAAGGCAATACTTCATTCCCACAAGGCTCTCGTCTCCTCCTGCATTACCGAGCAGAATCATCACTCTCAGAAGAAAGACGACGTATTCCTCTGCATTCCTCCCCTTTATCACACGGGAGCGAAGATGCATTGGTTCGGAAGCCTCCTTTCCGCATCCAAGGCGGTAATTTTGAGAGGTGTAAAGCCCGAATGGATACTCCGCACCGCATCGGATGAGGGCGCTACCATAGTATGGCTTCTCGTTCCCTGGGCTCAGGATATACTTGACGGCATCGACAGAGGCGAGATCGACTTAAAGGACTACGACCTTGGCAAGTGGCGTCTTATGCACATAGGCGCTCAGCCCGTTCCTCCGAGCCTTATCAAGCGTTGGAAGGCGGTATTCCCTCACCACCAATACGATACGAATTACGGTCTTTCCGAGTCTATCGGCCCCGGATGCGTTCATCTCGGAGTGGAAAATATCCACAAGGTGGGCGCTATAGGAAAGGCGGGATACCTCTGGGAGACCAAGATAGTAGCTCCTGACGGCGAAGAAGTGCCTCAGGGCGAGGTAGGCGAGCTTGCGGTCAAGGGTCCCGGCGTTATGAAATGCTATTATAAGAATGAAAGCGCCACAAACGAGGTACTGAAGGGCGAATGGCTCCACACGGGAGATATGGCGAGAATG